AGAAATTGAGAATATTGAAGTTAACAATTTAACAACTGAGCAAATTAATAAAGTCTTTAGTGCTGAAGTTCTTGAGCAATTAACGAATGATCAGGTAGAAGAATTGATTTCGTCTATTGATGTTGAAGAACTGTCAGATGAGCAGGCTGAGGCTTTAGCAGAACAACTCTCTGCTGCCCCAGAAAATGTTAAGAAAGAATTTGAGAGTCAAATAAATATATTTGGTGGTCAGTTTGATTCGTATGTCGCAATCGGATCAAAGATCACAGTTGGAGAAAGAAGAGTCATTGTTGCTGTAGCGGCGGTCACCATGATTGCGCCAGCCCCAGTGATGGCTTCAAGGAGAAAATAATGAAAAATTTAATTAAAAGATTTTTTAAAGAATCTTATGCATTGATATGGACAATTGCTGGAACCGCCTTGGTTCTTATAACAATGTCTGGAGAAGTTTTGAAATATGCTTTATGGATAAGTGGTATTGGTCTTGCTGCACATTTCATTGGACTTCTTTTTATAAAGGAGGATAGTGATGAATAAAATAAAATATGCTTTGATAGCAGGTCTTCTGCTTCTCATTCCGGCATCTGTGTCTGCTGAGAATATTTCTGGAACAGATCTTGAATCAGGTGATTTTTCTGCTTGGAATATAGGTGCTCAAACCGGTTCTTTGTCATCTGTGATAACGGGCCAGGGAACTGGCGTTACGATTATTAATGGAGAAGTAACTTTTAATGCACCAGCCGGTAATGAAATTGGTGATGATAGTACAGACTACTATCAGCCGCCTACTTTACCTACTGTATGGAAATTTTCTCCATATGGTCAATACGCTGCTGCATTGCAACCAAAAAATCAATCAACTTTTGATCAAGCAATCTCTAATTTAGGCTTGTCTAGTGATGAAAATAATTCTTTAAAAACACTCATGGCATCACAGGCCGCCGCTAGTGGATGGGGTTCTGGAAGACCTGAAGATGCTGCTTGGATTACAAAAAATGTAACTCTTAGTGCTGGTGTTGTATATACAATGTCTTGGAATTATATTGGAACTGATTATGTTCCTTTTAATGATGGTTCTATAACTTCGTTAACACCTGTTGATGCTTCTTCATCTGCAATAGTTACTGTAAATAATCAAGAACAAAAATATGCTTTGCTTGGTTTTACCAACCCTGGTACTGGAGATTACTCGACTGGAACATATGGTTCGACCGGTTGGCAAATCTCTACTTATGAAGTTTCTGCTGATGGAGAATATCTTCTTGGTTTTGCTGTATTTAACTTAGACGATATGGCCTTATCTCCGGTCCTTTTAGTTGATAGTCAACCTGGCGGGACAATGAAAAATGATGAACCATTTGGTGCTGTTGCTCCAAATAACCCTGATGCCCCGACTGTTCCTCCGACCACCGAGGCTCCCACTACAACCATAGAGGAGACAACTACGCAGGCTCCTGTGACTGAACCTCCGGTTGAGGAAACGACTACTACGACAGAACCTCAGCAATCTTATACACCCCCCGTGTATATACCTGAGACTACCTATGTGACTACTACAGTAGAAACAACTTCCACGACCTCAGCACCGAGTATTGACATGCCTGTTGAGACAACATTGCCAATAGAAGAAGAAGTTTTTGAATTGCCCAAAACTGGATCTAGTTCTTTGAATGTATTTTTGCTTGGCATTTTATTTATCGCCATAGGCTTATTTATTCTATATGGCAGGGATACTGCTAAAGAAGATTTTAGGAGAAAGATATGAGTTTATTAATGTTTAAAAAGGTTTCAACAAGAGTTTTTGCCTATTTCGTTATGACCGCCCTTGGAATGATAGGCACTGGAACAATAGTAGGTATCAACATGTGGCAGGCCGCTTTGATGGCCGGCATTGCTGGTGTCGCAAATGTTGTTGAAGGTTTGGCTAGAGCATATGTTGGGGATGGTGTTTTAACTGTTGAAGAAGTTGATGAAGTCTTTAACGCCGCCCCTGTTAAAAAGGACTAATCTTTACATAAAAGCCCAAAAAGCGTAAAATATAATTATATAAAGGAGTTGATAATTATGGGAAGATCTTATACTGGATGGGACGGCAATGCTTCAGGAAAGCGTGCTGGGATGGAGGAATTCATCCGTCAAACTTCTGCTCATTTTGGGAACGGAGTTTGGAATAATGGTTCATGGGTTGTTCGAAACATGAACAACAAAAATGTTAAAGCCAGACCGTCAGTTCATGGGACTGGCCGGGCTGCTGATATGTCTTGGCGTAAGTCTGGTGCGAAAGGGTTTGGTGATTATAACACAGCTCTCAAAGTCGTTGACTTTTGGGTTGCTAACGCTGAACTTTTTATGATTGAAGAAATTCATGATTATTTCCCCGGCCCATTTGGTCGTGGTTGGCGTTGTGATCGTTCGTCATGGCGTGTATACGATAAGCCGACAATCGGCTCAGCGCCTGGCGGGGACTGGTTTCATGTAGAAATTGCGCCGGCCTATGCGGATAACGCTGATTACTATGTTCAGGCTTTTGCTGCAGCCACTAAAGGTGCTCCTGCTCCTAAGATAACTCCTGCTCCTGCAACCAAGGGTCTAGACATGTCTCCTTCTGGTGGTATGGTTTTTGCTTACCCTGGTAAGCCAGTTATTAAGGGTTCCAAGGGTGATGCTGTTAAACTGGTTCAGGCTGTTATTGGTGCTAAGCCTGATGGTGATTTCGGATCAAAAACAGAACAAGCGGTCATGGCCTGGCAGAAGGCTAATGGGTTGAAGCCTGATGGTGTTGTTGGACCCGTTACTTGGGACAAGATGTTCTGATGGATAGATTCTTCTATCAAGCAGATGTCTTAAAAATTGTAGATGGCGATACTCTTGACCTTATGATTGATCTTGGATTCGATGTACATCATAAGGTCAGAGTTCGTTTATATGGCCTGAATACACCAGAATCTAGAACCTCTGACGAGGAAGAGAAAAAACGTGGATTGCAAGCCAAAGATTTTACTCTTAATTGGGTAAAAGAGTCAGAAACAATATTTATACAGACAATCAAAGATAAGACTGAAAAGTACGGCAGAATTTTAGCAAAAATTTATTCTGATGACAAGATGCAAAAATGTCTTAATGATGATCTTATTTCTAGTGGTAATGCTGTTGAATATTTTGGTGGTAAAAGATAATTAGCCATTTATATGGTATATAATTAATGAAGAGGTTTATATGAGACATAAGCATTGTGACTGCGGCTGTGAATGTGAAGAGCATTGTGACTGCGGATGCGAAGAATGTGATTGCTAGGAAACAATATGGACTCAGTAAAGATTAATAACAGCAAAACATTAACACTAACACTCCCGTCGGATCCAGAGTCGAACGCCGTGCAGGTTGACCTTTATCATGAGTTTGGTGATACGGTATCTGCAAATACTTCTGCTACAAGAAGTAGTTCTGGTGTCTACACCGTTACATATGGTCAACAAAGTTCTGGTATCTATACTCTCAATTCTTCTGGCGTTCATAAGGCCGTGTTTAGTTATACTGTTTCAGGTACTGAATATACACAAAGTCAATATTTTAATGTGTACACTCCTTATACAACCGAAGCTCTTTTTGACGCAGAGTTTCCTGAGTTAGCAAATTCGCTAGTTACTAGTTTTGATACTTATGAGTCAAAAGCAAGAAATATTATTGATACATATTGTGGTCAAAGTTTTGGGTATTATGATGATAAATCAATTACAGTTGATGGAAACAACCATAACATACTTCACTTACCAGTTCCAATAAGAACGCTTAGAAAGGTAACAGTTGATCCTGGTGAATCTACTGAAGAGGTTATTCACGATTCATCCGACAGCACCCTTTTGAATATTGAAAAGGTTAGAAGTAATCTGTCGGACTCTACTTATTTTGTTCGCTTCAAGGCTGACTCTGAGCAGCCAACAAGAAAGTTTAAAGAGTATTCATCCTACAAAATAGAAGGTGACTTCGGCTGGCCCTATGTTCCAGATAATGTTGATCAAGCCTCAAGGCTACTGATCGCAGATCTTGTAACAGATGACTCAGCCTATAGAAGGCATGGAATTTATAGTGTTGATATGGATATTATTAAATATCGCACAAAAGATTCATTCTACGAATCAACGGGGAATATTGAAGTAGATACATTATTGATGGACTACACAATGTTTATTATGGATTATGTGGTGTGATGGCAATAGACAGATCAACATATTTGAGATGGGTTCATACTGCTGATATATATACAAGAACTACTACTGAAAACGCAGCAGGCCAGTTGTCTGTTACCTTTACTTTTAGTCAAACTGTCCCCGCCTATTTACAGATTCCAACCACTCAGTCTACCGGTGGGTCAATACGTCTTAATCCATACCAGGAAAACATGCAAGTGTTTGAGATGTTTATCCCTGGCTCATTCCAGTCCTACATAAAATTTGATAATTTAGTAAAAGATATAAAAGATAGATACGGGAATGTCCTAGAAACTGGTCCGTTTCAAATAATCGCTGTTCATCCAAAATTTGGATGGGGTGGTAAGAAGCATCATGTTTCATGCGTACTCAAGAAGGAGATTGAGAAGCGTGCCTAAGTTTTCAATCAATTCTAATCATAAAGAAGGTTTAGATTGCTTGTCTTTTATTCCAATTGATATTATTTCTAAAATGGCTAAGTCTGCGGTCGAAGTTAAAGAAGCGATGGAAGAGTTTCTTGAGCAAGATCAATATAGTGAAGTGAATTTATCTATTGACGCAGAAGGTAGTTTTGAAGTTACAGGTACTTCTTACTCTGTTAGAGATGAATTTGGTATCGGTCAACAAGCTAATAATATTATAAATGATAATATTAATAATATTAAGCTGGGTGATAAGTATGGCAGTTAGCGTCTATGACATAAATACATATGTAAAGAATCATAGTAGTGTTTCTAACGTCGCTGGCAAAGTGATGAGCTTCTTTCCCATCGTTGCAACGGGTAGTCCAGAGCCTCCCTATGTTGTGTACTACTACAGGCCAGACATAAAGAACGTGGAGGCATACTGGCAAAGATGCGACCTAGTGCGCTACTCAGTTTTTGATTCGGATATCGACAGGATGTATCAGATATCAGAAAAGATTATAGACCTTCTTGGCTCTGGCGATCAGATCGCCCAGCCAGGGGGTGTCGCTGGCAGTAATGTCAGAATACAGTCTTCGTATATGGTTAGTTCCAGCGAAGCCCCAGCGCTAGAAAAAGACGGCATATTTAGGATCAATTTGGACTTTAAAATAATGTCGGTTTCTAGATAGTTGTGGTAAAATTAAAAAATATGAAGTATAATAGTATTACATACATTGGAAAGAATTCATCTTTTACTACCCGAATTGGTGGGAGGGTTTATGATTTCGAATGGCAAAAAGGTTTGGGAATAGGCAGACGAAAGGATGAAATTCATCCTGACCATGCTAAAAAAATCGCCAAATGGCGTGATAAAAACGGAAAGAGGATGTTTATCCTCGAATAGGAGGAACTAAAATGGCAGTTAATGTTGCTAACATTGTGGTCGGTGAGGCTACTCTGAAGATTGGTGATTCCGCCAACGCTACAACTATTGCAGCAATGGATGCTTTCGATGATATCGGAGCTACCCAGAACGGCGTGGAAATCACTTGGGAACCGGACATGGTGGACATTGAGATCGACCAGTACGGTGATGCTGCTAAGTTGATTCAGTCTAAGGTTAAGGTAATGGTCAAGACGACTCTTGCCGAGGCTACCCTCAACAACCTTGCTCTTGCTTGGAACTATGATTCTGTTGGGGCTACTACGACTGACATCTTGGCTAACAACGATGGTGCAAACACTAAGACGTTCATGTTCGGTGGACAGAGCGTTTTCCCGTATGAGAAGGCTCTTGTTATTACTGGATCGGCTCCCGGTTCGGATGCTTCAACCACCAAGACCCGTAAGTTCTACACGAAGCGAGCTGTTTCGATGGCTTCGACTGCTCTCACCATGAAGAGAGCAGAGGCTTCCGTGTTTGCTGTGGAATTCAGAATTCTCCCGAAGACTGAAGATACTGGTTACGAGTACGGTAAGATTGTCGATCAGACCTGATCTTAATACAATTTAATTAAAATGGAAACCTCAGGTGTGATAAAATACACCTGAGGTTTTCTTTATGATTTTATTAATTGCTGGGCTTCCTGGCGCTGGTAAAACAGCACTAGCTGAACAACTTGTATACAAGATAAACGCAACTCATTTGAATGGCGATGAGGTTAGAGCAGGTATCAACTCTGACCTTGGTTTCTCAGAGAAAGATAGAATTGAGCAAGCCCGTCGTATGGGTGAAATGGCTCGTCTTTTGTCACGACAGGGGCATATTGTTGTGGTTGATTTTGTTTGTCCTACTAATAAAACTAGAGATGCCTTTGGAAAAACTGATGCTTTTATCTGGGTTGATAGAATAAAACAATCAAGATATGAAGATACAAATCAAATGTGGGAAGACCCTATCGCTGATCTAGTAATCCCAGGCGGGCTAACTATTGATAACGAAGTTGATACTGTTATTTCACATTTTGGCCTCCACGACTGGTCTCAGCCAACAGCTCTTTTGCTGGGTAGATACCAGCCTTGGCATGAAGGTCATGGCGCGCTCAGAGACTTTGCTCTACAAGATTCACCACAGGCTGTAATCGGTGTAAGAAGCACATATGGAACTTCTAATAAAGATCCTTTAAGATATGAAGAAGTAAAGTCATATATAAAAGAAAAAGTTAATAATCCATTCATAATAAAAATGCCTAATATTACTAGAATTGTATATGGGAGAGATGTCGGCTATTCTATTGAAAAAGCCAATCTTGGTGAAGAAATTGAATTAATATCTGCAACTCAGAAAAGAAAAGAATTGGGTATATAGATTTTTTTACACATTTATATGATTGTGATACTATATTGTTAGGTCTTGTACCAAAGATCTTTAAATAATCAAAATATCGTTTACCTGAAAGACTCTCGGCTGTTAGATGTGATATAATCTTTAGCTGAGAGTCTTTCTCTATTATCTAACCTAGGAGGATATTTTGACTAAGAATAAAGACCTTTTCGCTGGTACAGAGATTCTGTTCGCAGACGGAAAGACAAGAGTAATTAAGCCGCTGACTATTAGACAGTTAAGAAAGTTTATGAAGGCGGTTAAGGATTTGAACACTGAAGAGGGTATTTCGGATGAGGATATCGATGTCATGATCGAAGCCGCTGCTATTGCTCTTGCAACTGTTGATCCCGAACTCGCTGAAGACCCCGATGCTCTTGAAGATATTTTAGATCTTCGTTCATTCGGTGAACTGATGTCAGCAGCAATGGGTTCAGACCCTTCCTTGTAGACGAGGAGGGGGTGGATGAGGGAACCCCTTGGGAAGATCTACCCCTCCTCAAATACGAATCAGAAATTTTTGTAAAAACTGGTGCTTGGAATAGCATAGAACATTTAGAGTCATCTCTCATTCTAAATGAACTTTTTTTACTTTATAGAGCTTGCATGAATGAAACCAGTACGGCAATGAAGATTGCTGCGGCATCTCAGGGTGCAGAAGTAGACTTTGATGACGACTGGTACAATGAGGAAGTCAAGCAGAAAACTGCTGCGTCTGCCTTCGATATCAGTCAAATACCAATAGGTCTTGGATATCAAACAACTCCTAGTTAATATTGCTTTTATTCTGGGAATATGCAATAATTGTATTGGTAAACGGTATGGCTGAAGACATCGAATTTAAAGTTCGTGCAATACTTGAGGACGAACTATCAAACGCCCTGGCATCCATGTCCAGAAGGACTCAGGATGCTTTTTCTACTATATCTAGGCAACTTCAGGTAACAACTGCTTCTACAAGAAATTTGAGGCAAGAAACAAAGCAGTTAAATGATGTCTTTTCAAAGACCTCATACAGCGGTCGAACTGTCGGCCAAAGTATGTCATACCTTACTAACAATATTTTTTCATTAAGAAAAAGTATTCAAGAAGCAAGATCTGCTTCTAAACTTCTTAATTCCTCTCTTGATGAAATTAAGAAAAGAAGATCAGCATTATTGTCTGTTCAAAAGATGGAACAGAAAGCTGGATCTGATGGGAATCAAGCAATTATTGCTTCTGCTAAAGCAAGTATTAAAGCCTTAAGGGATCAAGAGAGAGAGATTCGTAGAGTTAAAAATGCTTTTGATTCTATTAGTACGAATGCATTTAGATTACAGCTATCTACTTTAAATAAAGATATTGGCTTGGTTGGCAAGTCAATGGTTGATTTTGGTAAAAATCTTAACTATGTTGGTAGAAACCTAACATTTGCTTTAACATTGCCAATTCTGGGCTTTGTTCGTTACGGTATTGACAACTTAAGAAAACTTGATAAAGAAGTTGTTAGAACAAGAAAGATTATAAATGATGCTTTTGCATCTGATGCTGAGTTAGATACTTTTATGAATCAGCTTAGTGATGAACTTGACAATCTCTCATATAAGGTGACTGATTCATATACCGGTCTTGGTATCGCAAGAGAACTAGTTCAGGGGCTTGCAGCCGACTTCGCTCAGCTTGGCGTTCCAGCGGGGGAGATCTTTCCTCTTGTAAGATTAACTGCCGAACTAGAGAAGATTGGTGATGTTGATATAGGAGTTGCTAGGGAATTTATTCTTTCTCAATTCCAGCAGGCTGTTCGAATTCAAAATACTGCTGCATCAGAAGCTGGTAAAATAATTGATACAGCAGAAACAGCTGAGCGAGCAGTCAATATGATTACTGGCTCCCTCTACCAGTTGAACTTGATTGAAAACAAAACAGTGCTTTCTCTAAAGAGCATGGCTGATGCCTTCCCAGAAATGCAAGGTATTGCTACAACATTTGGATTAACAATTCTTGAGGCAGCATCGATGTTCGCACCGATGGTCGCCGCTGGGTTCGAAGTTGGTGCGTCGGCTAACTCTATTAAGGTTTCTTTGCAGAGAATTGTTGCGCCTACAAAGCAAAACAAAGAAATCATGGCAGAACTTGGCAGAGCACTTGGTAAAGATTTTCAGTTTGAGGCCGGCATTGGATTAGAAACGATCCAATATTTGGTTGATGGTTTTGATGCTTTGAAAGAAAGTTCTTATGGCACTCAGGGCGCTCTAGAATTCTTTGCTCGTTTGTTCGGAGTCCGTCAGGGGCCACGTATGGAACAGGCAATTAATCAGTTGTCTATCTTTCAAAATCAATTGCGACAGGCTGGGAGTGATGTAAATAAAATTTTTGGTACTGTTGTAGGAAGTATTAATACAGAACTTGAAAAAATCGGTATATCGGATAGATTCTCAGCAGATACGATACAGTCTTTAGGTGAAATTGCTAGATATAGTTCTGAAGCACAGATTGCGGGTAATGATGCTGTTGTTAAAGCAATTACTGATGGTCAACTTAATGCTATTAAACAATTAGATGATCAGTATGAGAATTTTTATGGCTCAATTACAAACGAAGCTGGCAAGGTTCTCTTAGCCCAGGCGCTAGGACCGGAAGCGGCAAAAGACATTTATAAAAAAGAATTAGAGGCGGCTAATAATACTGTTGAAGCAAAACTTGGAAGATTGAGAGAAACTTTTAAGGCTCTATCTGCACAGGTAGTGCCAGTGTTTGTTGAAATGGCTGAAGCAATTACACCTCTTATTCAAAGATTTGTTCGTTGGTTTACCGGTTTAAGCGATGGTGCTAAAAAATTATTTGGTATTGGTCTTGCTGCTCTAGCTCTTGCTGGTCCCTTAACAACGCTTAAGTCAATATTGGCTCAGATTGTTGGCGTTGTTCTTCAAATGACTTCAAAAATACTTCCTAAACTTTTTAAATTTCTTAAATTTCCTAAAGTAATTAGTGATGGCGCTGTTCAGGCTGCTGGTGGAATTGGCGAAATGACATCTCGAATGGGTCTTTTTGGTAAAACACTTGACGCTGTTGCTGGTAAGTTCCCAAAATTTGCAAATGCTTTGGATTATGCTTTTGGTGGTATTGGTAGTTATAGACAGGATGTTATTCAGTTAGGTAATACAACTCTTGGAATGGGCAGGGGTAGATCTAACTTAGTAAGAATGCTTCTTGGTTCCGGTAAATTAAGTACTGTTGCAAGAAGTGATTTGGATATTCTAGCAAATCAGATAGTTGATCAAACAACAGTTTCTGTTGGCAGACGTTCTCGCGTTAAGCAGGGTTCTGGCAATATACTTTCTTCACTTCTTGGGCTTAATAGAATAAGTGGTTGGTTTAAAAATCCTGTAAATGAAATTATTGATGGCTTGAATGGTGTCGCTAAAGCAGAGGATTACGTTTCTTCTTATATTCAGCAGGCTACTGCGTTTTTAGCAACTCAAGCTAAGACTGGTAACACTAAAGCTAGATCAATGCGTAATGTCAAGAATGCTGTTGATGGAGTTACTAAAGCAGAAAAAGAAGCAGGATATACAATTAAAAAGACTACGCAAGCGACCGCTGCTTCAACAATGCCTACTGTTATATCTAAGCGTAGAACTGGTGACCGACCGGTTGGAACGGGTTATGGGTCTCTTGTCTCAGAAAAAGATGTAAGAGCGCAAAGATTAATACCACCGGTTACCATTCCTGGTATCGCCAAGTTAAATCAAGAAATTGAAAAAGAATTGGAAAGGATTAAGGGTCTATCTAGAAAAGGCCCACGCTCTGTAACTGCTGGCTGGGAAAGACTGTTTGGTAAGGCTGGGAAACTCGGTGTCTCCCCTCAGGATGCAAGCACTGCTTTGCTTGGCTTTACTGATAGAGCAAATGCGCTAATTCAAAAACCTGGAAAGGCTGTTAGTGAGGCCGTATCAAAATCTGTCGAAACAACATTAGATAAATTAACAGGGATGATGCCTCTTACGTCAGAAGCGATACTCTCTTCTTTCTCTCAATATAATGACAGCATTACAAAGTCTGGCGGTAAAGTTAGTGATATTGTTAAGATCACCCAATCCAAGATTGCTCAAAAACTTGGCTCCGCTGGTCTCACGTTCCAGTCTGACACGTTAAAGGGAATTCTTGATGAGTTTTCAAAAGGTACAGTTTTAAATGTTGGTGGGGTCATAGACACACTTGAGGCTGGTGCTACCCCCACGAAGAAACAGTTCAAAGATTTGTTTAGGGGTTTTGGTCGTGGTACAAGTGCTAAATTGTTCCCATCAAATATTAAAGATGATATTCAAGCAATGATTCTTGGTGATAAAGATATTATTAAAGCCATAAAAAGAGCTCCAGTGACTGCTGTTGATTACGCTGTTGAGGCAACTAAGGATTTATATGATGATTTCGAAGAAGGCACAACAATGCAATTCTTGGATCGCGTTAAGAAGCTGGAAGAGGATGCATCAGATCCAAAGTCTCGTCGTCGTATCCGTGATTTAACTAAAGGCATTTTACAAAAAACAACAGGGCCGGCGTACTATAGCGATTATATACCTGAAAGAAAGAGAGCTCGTTTAGGGACTCTTCATTTGGAAGAAGCCTCTATAAAAGAAGCAGAATCTTTAAGAAGAAAAATTGCAGATCTTGAGGCAGCAAGAGCATCTGTGGAGAGAGCAGCAGAGCGTTCTGTTTCTGAAGCATTGAGTCAATCTTATACACCAAGAACAGTTGATGAATTTATTAATGATGCTAAAAGAGGAGTATTTGAACCTAGAGAGGGTATGAGCAAGGCTGAGGCTACAGCGGTTAAATCTGGATTTGGTGCTGGGTATCAGAGAAGACTGAAAAAGATAGATGAAGATATTTCTAAAGCAAGAGCAAGGCTCGGTCTTGTATCTAAACAAGCCCCAGGTTTTTATGCAAGAAATATGCCTTTACCAAAAACATTGGATGAACTTGAGGATATAGCATCTGGGATTGGGAGATTGGGCGATGCTCCTATTGTTGATGTTATTGGGGATAGAAGACCATCAGACTTTAGTTATGAGGCACTACAGTCGGTCAGGGGGGCGAGAATTGAAAGAGAAATGGGGATGCCTTTCAGACAAGTTGGGGAAGGCGGAATCATACGCTCAAGAGGTAGAAATGTAAGAGATCTTATCCTTCGCGGTAGGAAGAAGATGGCGGAGGAGGCAAGAAGAAAATTTGCTTTCATGAGCCGTAAGCAGTACCCAGGTCTTTGGGCTGCGGCTGACATGCTAAAGAAGAATACTGGGTTAATGTCAATGTTGCCTTTGGCTGCTCTTGGCCCTGCTCTGGCTGGTATGGCTGATGTTCCTGGTGGTTTGTTAGGAAAACTGTTTGGTGGTGGTGCTGCCGGTGCAGCAATGATGGCTGTTGGTGGTGGTATTGGTGGTGGTGGTCTTGAAGAAACTCTTCTTGATAAGTTACTAGCAAAAAGAGTTGGTGATCCTAAGAAGGCTAAGGATTTCAAAAAAGCTATTATTGCTAAATTAACTAGCCTTGGTGGTGAAGGCAAAAGCTATCTTGATATATTAACTCAACCTTTGAGTGCGCTTGGTGATCAGGTTGATGATCTAGTTTCAGGTCTTCCTGATGTTGTTAGACCTAAGAAATCGGTCAGTAGAATTACTGATATTATTTCTAAAGGCCCAGAGGCAATTGCTAAAAATGTTAATCATGTTGTTGATACAGCAGCTAGATCGCTTGATCAAATAATTGGTCCAGATGGTGACATTGCTAATGTCGGTTCAAATATTGATAATATGCTTAACAGAAGTATTTCTGTTTCGCAAAAAAGAAGTGCTGCTAATATCAAGGAAAGTGTTGATGAAGTTAAAAAATCCACTAAAGAGATTCGCCCTGAGCGATATTTGCAAAATATATCTGATTCAATAACTGATCCACTTGAAAAATTAAATGCTGCTAAAGATGAAGCCGTGAAGGATATTGTTAAGCAGGCTAGAACTCGCTCTACAGAAAGAAAGCCGCGCATTGATGCTTTGAGAAGAATTGGTCAAGATCTTGGATTAAGTGACGAAGCAATTGATGGAGTGCTCAAGTCATTTAGTGATGATATTGCTACAGTTAATAAGTCACTAGGCAGAACTCCTTCTGGTGCAAAAATACAGGGCGAGGGCAGAAAGAGCGTTCAGGCTGTAGAAGAGAAAGTAACCAAGACTCGTAAAAAGGCTAGTGAAACTGTCAAAACAGCCATTACTAAAGATATATGGGATGCGGCAGAAGAGGCAAAAGATGCTGCTATAGCAGCATCAAGAGTACCTGTTCCTTCAGCGGGTCAATTAATTTATGAAAGAGGAATGGCTCAGATTGAAGAGGCTAAGGCGAAAGCCAAGGCTGTTGTTGCTAAAGATATTTGGGATGATGTTGCTGAGACTGCGGATGAGGCTGCTGCAGCAGTTGTTGTTGGAACACAAACAACTAGCACACCGACACCTCCACCTCCGACTCGTCAGACCAGGCATGTAAAGAGAACCAGGCGCGTTGTTGGGGCTACGGTCGCTAAGGCGGGCTATGATTATGTTCAGATGATGCATGATGCTGCTATGGCTCATGCTCTTGCATCAATGGGTATGAGCATGGCTGGTGCTGGCGCAATTGCTGGCGCTGCTACTGGTGCTGCGCGAGGTCGTGTTGCTACTGCGATAGGTAGAGGTTTAACTACTCCGTTTACTAAACTTGGCAATAGTGTTTCTTATGCAACTATAGCATTTGGCAGGTTCTCTTCTGTGTTCCTTGGGTTCATCCCGATTTTTGGCAAGATGATTAGTCAAGGTCTTGTGCGTTCTGGTGTTGGTGCTTTAAATGCATCACGGGGTGTAAGCGGTGGGCTTAGGTCTCGTGTTGATGCTACAGAGTGGGGTAAAGTTGGCAAAACATTTGGTAAAATTGGTGCTGATTTTACTGGCATGCTTGTTGGTTTTGCAAGACTTCTCAACCCACTCGGTGTGATTGCTGGATTAGTTAAGTCTATAGTAACCGGTTTAAAAATTGCTCTAATGGCTTCTGGTATCGGAATTCTTATTGGATTATTAGTTGCAGCAGTTATAGCAGTTAAGTCATCGATTCAAAATTTTGAGCCTATTATTGCTAAACTAAAAGAAGCATGGGGTTACATTAAAGAAGCACTCCAGATAATTGCAAAGCCTTTGATGGACATGATTCTTGCTTTCGCTGGCGCTTCCGCTTCTGCTAAGAATACTGGTGATTCATTGGAGGATTCAGCGAATTCCTCTAGGTCTGCATTTTCAGCAATTGTTATCGGCATTAATTTTATTGCTAAGAAATTTAGGGAAAATGCAGATAAAATTGCAAAGTTTGTAAAGGAAAAAGTTGTTCCTGTTCTTGTATCTATTGTTAATACAGTTATTTCAATCGGTAAAGTAATCTACTTTGTGTTCACAGGTCAATTTGATAAGGCTGGCGATGCTGGTGCTGAGATGTTTATGCGTATTGGGCATGCTTTCTTAAGTCTTGTGAAGACTGTTGTTCCTATATTAAAGAGTTTACTACAAGCTGCAATTGTTGGATTTGGTAAACTAGCAGATTTCATATTTACTGCAATTACAAAAGCAATATCTGCAGCTCTTGAATGGGGTACATCTAAATTAGGTGGATGGATAGTAGGCGCTGGGAAGTGGATAGCCAATTCAATATTCTTAACACCTGGTACATTTGATAATTCATTCTGGTCTTGGGGTGGAAGTCTTCTTGAAAAGGGTTGGGATGGTCTATGGGGTAAAGTATTTGGTGACGACAAAGCAGAAAACGCTGGTCGTCAGGCGGGTCAAGATCTTGCAAATGGAATGTGGGAAGAGTATTATAATTCACGAATAGAAGCAGGTATGGCTGATGAATTCACTAGTCGTCTTATGGATCAAGATGTTAATTTAGGAGACTGGCTTCTTGAGAAACTTGATTTTGATCAAGGATGGATTGAATCTATTGTCGGTGGTCTTCTTGATGGTGTTGATTGGCTAGCCAATGGTTTGATTGGTGCTATCGATAGCGCATTAGAAAGTATTGCTGAATCATTTAAAAAGAAGTTTGGTAGAGAAATTGATGTTCCTATTTCACTAACTCCAGATGGAGAAAAGAGTGAATTACAAAAAGAAATTGATGAACTTGTATCGGAGATTTCTGGTGCTCTTGAAGGAACTGGTGAGGAAATTGGTAACGCTGTCGGTGGTGCGGTCAAGGATGCGTTGAAAGATTTACAGCAGAGATTTGTCGATCTTGTTGTTGACTATCTTGGTGATAGAGTTTCTAAGTATAAGTCTCAACTTACTGAACTTCTTGAAGAACAAAAAGAGAAGCAGTTGCAGTATTTTGATGATCAACTTGCTGCATTAGATGCTCTTGAAAAGGCAGAAGAAGAATTAACAGAAACTAAAGATTATGAGACTGGTCGTCGTCGTATGATTGAGGATCGTGATCTCCAGAGAGCGAAGTATCAACGTGAAAGAGCTCTTGCTATTTACGAGGGTCGTGTTGATGATGCTCGTACTCTTGATCTTGAAGAGGAAAAGAATACTAAGTCTTTTAGAGATGAACTTGATCAGTATGATGGTGATAGAGCTAAGCAACTTCAGAGCCGACAGAGAGAAACTGTAAAGCAGATTTTAGAACAGCAGAAGAAAGATGCTGAAAAGGCTTTCGATGAGATCATTAAGAATTACGAAAAGTTTGTTGAAGACATCGGTAAGTATGGCACATATAATCAAGAAGAACTCGCAAAGCAGTTTGAGGAAATAAGAGGAAAAGCAGCAGAGGCCACTGCTGCAATGCAGACATCGTTTAGAGAGTATTATCTTGAGATACCGAAGATTATTCAGCAGTATACTGATCCAACTGTCGGTTTCTTTTCTGAGCCTTTAGATAAATTAATTTCGATTGCTAAGACTAAGTTTGGTCTTGGTGCTGATTCCGGCGCTTCTGCTGATTCTATTCTTGGCAATACTGCTGCTTTGATGCGTGAGATCGGCCAGACATTTATTGACATGGGGCCAACGGCGGGTCAGTCGTTTGAAACAGCATTCTCTGCTGTTATCGACAATTACATCACACCTATTGTCGATAAGATGCAAGAAGCATTCTTTGGATTTGACATTGCAGCAATTTTCCAAGAAGCAATTGACAATGCCAACATGGTTCTGATCAGGGAACAGCAGAAACTTATTGATGGCATGGGTTCTTTGGTTAAGGATATGATTAGTTTATTGGATCCTGCTATTGCTAAATGGTATGCGTTACAGGCTGCAATTGAGGCAGCAGCGGGTGCTGCTAAGTCTTCTGGTGGAAGCACTGGTGGCGGTGGGTTCGACCCAGGAGATGGCGCTCCTGTGGTTAATATATCACAATCGATTACATCATTCTTTAATAAACTATTCCCAAGATCTGCTTTTGAATCTGGCAGTGAGGGTACAATAGCCAGAAATACAGTATTGACTAAACTTATGTCAACACTGCCAGCGTTTATTAGTGATGTTAGCACTGGTAAATATACGATTAGTGCTTTATTGAATTATCTTGCTCCGAATACAGGGATAAATATGTATTTAAGGAAGTTCTTGCAAGATTCTGGCTTCCTTAGTGCTGTTGGGGTGTCTAGATATTTTGGTGGTGTAATACCAAGCTTTGGTTATGGCGGTAAGATGAAGAAGTATGGTCTCGGTGGATTCGCAGTCCCAGGTTTTGCTTCTACTGCTGTGCCGGCATTATTACATGGCGGTGAATATGTTGTAAATGCTAAGGCTGTTCAGGCAATAGGAATGTCTACACTACAGAATCTTAATAATATGAGGTTCACTTCACCAGGAAGAATGCAGTCTCCGCAAGTTACAACAATTAACGAAACTAAGAATGTTAATATTTATGTTGATAACTTTATTGGTGAACAGCAGTGGTTTGAGTCGATGATGAAGGAGTACAATGTCAAAGTGGCTCCCAGGAATCAGAAGTCGGCTGGTCTTGAGGTGAGAACTGTGAGTTCTTACTCTGGTTTGAATAGGGGTCTGTGATGTCTATTATTTCTTTTTTTTCTCTTAATGGAACAGAGATAACTGAGCATAATAGAAAGTATGACTCAGGACAGTATCAGCAACTTTCTGATGTTGAGACCGCATCGGGCCGTCTAAAAAGATTTTATAAGAACAATAAAAAGGTGATGAAGTTTCAGTTTTCATATTTGCCATCTTTGTCTAGCAAGACTGTGGACGGTCGTGCGGGGAGAGATTTTCTTCATAATTTGGCGCTCAACAATCCTAATGTAACAGTCCAATATCAGGATGAGCCGTCAGCTCCGGTTCGACAGATCCAGGGGTTTATTTCTAACTATAGCGAGTCAATTGTGAGAAGGGATCTCCAGACTCAATGTACTTATTATGATATTGATTTTGTAATAGAGGAAAGGTAAGATGGGCGTTTTTATAGATAAATATGATATAATTTTCATAAGGAGTCATTATGGCAATTAATTTTCCGGTGTCTTTAGATACCTTAACCAACCCGCTTGGTAGTGATTCGATGGTCGCTGTCCCTCACGCTGATCAGCATGCTGATGCTAATGATGCGATTGAGGCTTTGCAGGTGAAGGTTGGAATAGATGGCTCAGAAGATGTGAATTCTTTAGACTATAAAGTTCGTAATCTATCATCTGATGTTATTGCTTTAATCGTTGCTTTAGGAGGATAAAATGGCAAATACTTTTAAGGTTTATCGTGCTGCTCTTGGCGGATCGGCGGGTGTTGTTTATACCACTCCGTCTGCTACTACTACTGTTGTTCTCATGATTCAAGCCGCCAATGTTGATAATACCGGAGTTGTGCCTGTAACTGCAACATGGAATGACGGAACTAACGATACACACTTAGTTAAGGGATTAGAAATTCCCAGCAAGGCTGCCGTGAATCTGATCTCAGGGAAACTTGTGCTTGAGGCAGGTGACACACTCAGTGCAAACAGTGACGCTACCAATAAAGTTGAAATTACTGTTTCACTATTGGAGATTAGTTAATGAGCGAGCCTTTTGTTGGTCCTATTCCAGTTGTATCTTCTAGTTCTGCTAGTGGAATATGGGGCGTGGGCGATGTCTATCAATATCGGTCAAAGGGTTCTTGGCCTCTTTATATATCTAACTCAGAAAGCAATCCAGCTAATTCACCGACTGATCTAAAGGCCGCAGGACCGCCTCCTAATGGTTTTTATTGGTATCAAAGCGGATCTATGACTGCTGCAGTTAGTTTATATACAGATTTTGACCTAGTAGACAGCAAGGCATGGGTTCGTGTTTTTAGTTCTCCATATAATAGCACTGCGACAGTTAATGAAGTTGGCAAAAGCATACCTTGGAATGGTTTCCTCATACAGAGAAATGATGCTGGTTTACGTGGTTATACATATTTTGGTTCGAATCAGTTGTTTAATACAAGAAGTTCTACTGATACTTCGACAGGGGGTAATCGCAGCGGGATGCGTGTTTTTATAGGGGCTGCTGGCGGTCATGGAATTTATTCAACTGCACAAAATCCATGCAATTGGCCAGATGGCGTGAATGCAATAGGTGCTGGCTGGAATGGAAGCACTTGCGGAAGCTTCCCAGACGGTCTGCTCTGGGGAACGGGTCAAAGTGGTAACCCTGTATATTTAAATGCAAGTGGTACTTGGGAAACATGGATAACTTGGTAACCTCCATTCTAGGCAAAAATGTTTCGGATCTGGCTATGAAAAGATTTAATATTTGCCTTAAATGTCCATATATATCTGAATATAGATGTTCATTCAAAAATTGTGGGTGCTTCGTGTCAGTTATTGTCCAAGATATCAATAAAAAATGCCCAGATGGTAATTGGTAATTTTGATTTATACATTTTTTAATGGTATTATATGTATGTGAGGTAAGCAATGTCAATTTCAAATTATGCTGAAAATAAAATTTTAGACCATCTAGCAGGTGTTACGTCATGGACTATGCCTTCTGCTCTATATATCCAACTGCATACTGGTGATCCTGGTGAAAATGGCACTTCATCTGCTGCTGTAGAAAACAGTCGTAAATCAGTGTCTTGGGGCAGTGCTTCGGGGGGAAGTATATCTGCTAGTGCTGCAATTTCTTGGGTTAATGTCGCTGCTGAGGAAACTTATACTCATTGGAGTATTTGGGATGCCTCTACTAGTGGCAACTGTTTGTGGACTGGAGCTCTTTCTTCAAGTGCATCGATGTTGGTAGGTGAGTCTTTTCAAATAACCTCTCTGTCTTTAACGCTTGATTAGGAGGTTGCATGACAACTTCGTTTCCTTCTTCGTTAGATTCTTTTAGCAATCCAACATCTATAGATAGTTTAAGCAATCCTTCACATGCTGGACAGCACGCTAATGTTAATGATGCCGTAGAAGCTTTGCAGGCGAAAGTTGGTGTGGACAGCTCGGCTGTTGCGACTAGTCTTGACTATAAAGTTTCTCAACTTGAAACGAATAGTGTTACTTTATCTGGGTCTGCAACCTTAACAAATAAAACTTTATCTGCTCCTATTATCAATGACGCAGTTCTGAAAAGCACAAAAGAGTCGTGGTCAATTTCAAATACAGCTATATCTGGTACTGTGAATTTGAATGTTCTTACATCTAGTGCCTGGATTTATACGAATGGGGCATCAAACAATTGGACTTTAAATATAAGCGATGGAAACAATACGTTTGGTAATTCTCTATCTGTCGGTGACTCTATGACCGTAGTTCTTGCAGTTACTCTGGGCGGTGTTGGCTATTATTGTGATGAAGTTAGAATTGATGATCTTATAGTATATCCAGAATGGCAGGGGGATGTTACTCCATCTTCTGGTAATGCAAACTCAACTGACGTTTATATATTCACTATTATTAAAACAAACTCTGCACCGTCATATACAATTCTTGCTTCGCAGACACAGTTTGCGTGAGGTTAATGTATGCCATTAATTACCACATTTGCATCTTCAAGCATTAGTGGATTAGGGTTCTCTGGCTCTAGGTCAGAAATCTTATTAATTGATTATTTCATTGTTGGTGGCGGTGGTGGTGGTCAAGGTGATCGTGGCGGTGGAGGCGGTGGAGGCTATACGACCTATGGAAGTGTTGTAGTTGAACCACTTGTCGATTACACAGTTGTTGTAGGTGCTGGAGGCGCTGGAGGCACTGGAGGTTTTAATATTTCCAATCCTGGCTCTAACGGTGGAACATCTCAGTTTTCTACTTTTACTTCGGCTGGTGGTGTTGGTGGTGGAAATGCCGGCGGCAAGTCTGGCGGCAATGGTGGATCTGGTGGTGGTTCTGGCAATGGTACGAATAGCGCACTGGATTTATCTGGTGGTTCTAATGGTGGCAATGGGTCTAATAGCGGTGGCACTGGCCAGGGGACAACAACGCAATCATTTGGCAATCCTCCGTTTATAAGAAATAATATTGTTTATTATGGTGCAGGTGGTGGTGGTGGTTCATATGACAGTTCTTCGATTATTACCGGTGGGGAAAGTTTTGGTGGTAATGGCGGTAGAAGATTGAATACATTAAACCCTACAAATGGTGGACCTAACTCTGGTGGTGGAGGGGGCGGTGGAATGGAGCAGGGTAATGGCGCAAGTGGTGGATCGGGGACTGTTTGGCTTAGGCATCCGTCTGCGTATAATGGAGAATTTATTACCAGCCCAGGTTTAGTTTATAATACACAATTAACAGATGGTTATATTTATTACTTTTTTGAAGCAGGCTCTGGTACTGTATCGTGGGCGCGCTCACTCAGCCTTTTCTGATTAAGCGGGTTTTGCAGGAATTATTTAGAACACATTATAAGGTATAATAGTATGTATGACTGCCAATTATAATGAATCTCAGCAGTATAATAATGCTAATTATTCTTATAGTGGCACAGACCTAGTTTGGGATAATTCTTCCATATCATACGACAGCATCACGTTGTCTTATGATGATTATCCATTAAGAACGGCTTCGGGATCGGCTGTTGGATCCTCAACTTCTTCTGGTGATAAGATCTACACCCAGAGAACAGCGACTTCTTCTGGGTCTGGATCTTCATCAAGCCAATTTGCTTATCTAAAAACCTCTAGCGTATCGGGTTCTGCTTCTGGCTCTGCTTCTTCAACCGAATCTGTGTTGATTCCAAGGGGAGCCACCGGTAGCGCTACAGGTGGTTCAAATACTGTTTATGATAAGACAAATCGACTTGAGAGGCAAGTTGTCGGTACGGGCAATGGTAGTCATGGAATTAATAGCAACAGCTTTGTTCCATCAGTGTTGCCTTGGAATGATTCATATTATTCGATAACATTTAATAGTAATGGATATAAGTTCTATGGTTTAGATGTTGAGCCGAGCATTGCTGCAGCCGGTCTGTTTGTTGAGTCTAACCTTACTGTCTCCGCTTATGAGATTCAGTATGCTTCGGCATCCATTTCTTCAAACACAGAAACATTTGTTTCTGCTATAGAGATACAGTATGCTCTGATCTCGGTCAGCGGCCTTTCTGTTTCTGTTGTTTTGGCTCTTGAAGAGCAACGAGCAAGAATTGCTATTGATATCGAATCTAATGCTGTAATTGACACGATGAAGGATGCTTATGCAAGAGCATCTCTTAGTGGTGATCTTACTGCTGTTTCTTCGCCAATTGAAATCCAGTATGCAAGTTCTAGTGTTTCATTTGATGCTGAATGCACCCCAACTGCTATTGAGATTCTGTATGCGGATCCGGTGGACCAATCCATTGAATCTGAATTTACATCTAATGCAACAAGAGTACGGGTCGTTAGTTGTAGTTTGTCCATTGAAGCCAGCGTAAATGTTGGAGCGTATAAGTTTGCTAGGGCATTGATTGATAACATAATTGACGCTCAGTTGACAGCGACTGCTTATAAGGAAACATGGATGACATCATCAATGAGTGCTGATGGTGATGTTACTCCGAGAGCGATTGAAATTCAGTATGCATACCCAGATCCTATGGTATCTGAACTTGATGCAACTATAAGAGCCATTGAAATTCTTTTGACCGGATCAGTTGTTTCATTTGAGTCTGATGCAACAGTCACGGCATATGAAATTCAGCTTGGCAAAGCAGATCTTTCTATTGAAGGTTACACATTAACTGTAGCCCAGGAAATTCTCTATCCAGAAATTGCTATTGATATAACTTCCGATGCTCAGGTCACGGCGTACAAGATTGCATACTCAGAGTGTAGTCTGTCAATTGAATCTGACATGTCCGTAACAGCATATGAGATTCAGTATGCTCGTCAGGATATAAATGTTGAGTCTGAACTTGTTGCTGATGGTACAAAGATTGCTTATGCCGCCGCTGATCTTTCCGTTGAAGGATACACGGTAACTGTTGGTAAGGAAATACTGTTTGCCAGGATTTCTGTAGCATTTAGCACTAATGTCCTGTTCGTTACTCCTCTCAGGTTCAGCGATAATATTGTTGAAGATACACAGGTTATTAGGACACTCCTGTTGCTTGATGATAAACCGCTGACCGAGCACAATAGAACATTTGCTAGTTCAATAAATCCTTCATTTATTGAGACAACTAACTGGAAAAATTCAAGAAACAGGTACTACAAGAAATCAAGCGGAAGAAAAACTTTTTCAATAACTTGGTCATATGTTCCAAACAATAGAGAGAATACAGTTGATTTAAAGTTTGGAAGGGATATGATTAATAGAATAGCAAACGATCCAGATATACATACATTGAGATACTTAAACATCGACTCTGATGGGACGAATCCGTACTCAGAGGAGCAGTTGGATGTTGTTGTTAAGAGCTATTCAGAAAAATTAGTGAGAAGAGACATTGACAATGATGTATACTTTTGGGACTGCGCTTTGGAGTTAGAGGAAGTATAAAATGATTAATGTTGATATATACAACAAGCAATTAAGTACTCAATTTAATTCTAAAATTGTATCGTCTTCGCAAAGAATTAAACCAAAAGTTTTAATTGACTGGCTAGATACTAGACATTGTAGTAATTTATCTGTATCAACTAATGATGTATACTCTGAAACTGGCGCTGGCACATTTGCTTATTATTTTGATCCAAAGCAAGCGTTTAATGGGTTTGAAAGACAGTCGTTTACGTGGGCTGTCTGTAACTCAAAAGATATAAATGGTAAGACTATTACCGCTGATGGGACATGGCATGCTGTACCTAAAGATATTTCTGGTAACTATGAGTTTGGGTGGTGGTCATCTTATAAATCTAGCAATACTGCTCATGTTACATATGATGGATATGGGTTCACAACGAACCCCGTTATTACAGCCTCTTTTGACAATAGAAAATGCAACCTGATAAGAGTCTTTACTTCAGAGTATTCTGGGCAAATAGATACATATAGAATAACAATTCGCAGTAATGACTCTGGTGTTCCTAATCCGCTTTTCTCAGAAGTGGTTAGAATATTAGATGGTAGATATTACTTCGATCACTTCCTCCCTGAATCAGTCGGTCATTCAACAATTTATCAAGTAGAGATTGAAATCTTAACTGTAAAAAACCCATCTGACCGAGCTAGGATTCAGGAGATAAACATTATCTATCAGGAGGATATGTCAGATTACGTTATTTCATATACCTCTGATAAAGCAAGAGATGTTCATGAATCTAGCTTACCTATCGCTGGCTCTTCTTCGGGTACTGTCAAAATTGATTTTGATAATACAAATAAAGATTTTAATATTTTCGGAACATCTTCACAATTTGGTCAATACATGAAAAAAGATATCAAGATGCAAGTAACATCTGGATGGCAAATCTTTAAGCATGATGATGATGAGGTAGAGAAAATACTTCTACAAACAATTTCAAGTTCTGATTTATCAATGTCTATTAATAATACAGATGAACTTCCTGATGGCGGTGCTGGTAATTATTTTATCTTATGCATAGATCCAGATAAGTATAGTAAAGAGTATGTGCTGTGTTCAGCAAAATCCGGTACTTATGATATAACTATTGTTGAAAGAGGATATGCTAATACGATTGCAAGATCTCATCAAATCGGCTCCAAAGTAATATTTGAAACATTTGAGTACCCAGCTTACGCTGAGGTGTATGTTGATGAGTGGTCATCAAGCACAGATAGCATGTCTGTTAACGCAACTGCAACTGACTGGTCTAAATTTTTAAATGAAAAGATTATTACTGACGGGTTCTTTTTGGAAAAAGATACCGTGACATCAGCAGTGGAAAAGTTGTTGATGACTTGTAATTTCCCTAAAAAGAAAATTCAAAGTTTAAATAGATTTGATGTAGATGCAAGAAATATGAAGGCTATTCTTCATTTTGATTTTAATGAGTCTGCCATAGATAGATCAGGTAATTCTATCTCTGTAGACAATGGATTGCGATCAAGATTCTTTGCGCTACCTTCGGGGTCTTACAACAAGGTAAAGGATATAACCGCCGATGCTTTGGACAGGAATCTAACACAATTAGAGAAGGCTCTAGGAGAGACTTCCTTCGTTTCTCCTAGTTATGTTGCTAATTCAAAAGATATCTCCACTAATTCGCTGTGTCTGGAACTGGGGGCTTCTTCGGGCTTCTCGTTCACAGCAAATAACGGTGATAGCGTTTCTGAATACTTTAACTGTGTTTTTGATGGATTCTATATTCCAACTGAGACTGGGGAGCAGTACATTGTTGTTGATATCGCCAATGGCGGGGTTAGAGTATATCTTGATGATAATTTAATTCTTAATGAGTGGAGACTACATCCGGTTTCTGCTGGTTCGTATTTTACTGTTGAGTCTGGTGCTCTTGATTTGACGGCAGGTAAGCCATACAAGATAAGAGTTGAGGCATTTCATTATTCTGGTGACTTCGCTATCACGCTTAAATATGCAGTTGGGCTGTCACCCTCAGAAGATATAACTCCATCTATGACAAAAACTATTGCAGCCATAGATTCAATTGGGTCTAGAAATGCTAGCTTTATTCCTGGTGACCCAGATAGAAATAAACAGTGTAACTACGGTTTATATCTTGGTGGAGGGAATATTGGCCTCACGGGTGGAATGGAGTCTTCTGAAGAGAATAGGGCTGTCCTGTTCGGCTCTAGTAAATATTTAAGATTGCCATATGACATATCATGGGACTTAACTAATTCCTCTAGTGAAAATTATACAGGTGATTTTACAATAGAAATCTTAGTTAAGCCTACGGAAGCTTTTTCTAACAATGGTGAGTATCTAAGTACATGGGTAGATTCTGGTTCGTCGTCTGATGGTTTTGAATTTTATAGTAACGCATCATCTCATGGCTTTAAGATATTTACAACAGGCGGGTATCAGTCAGTATCATCCAATGTGGCTCTGTCTACGTCTGACTGGTCACATCTATGCGTTACGTATTCGTCAGGATCTTCTAGTCTTAAGTATTACGTTAATGGGGAAATAAGTAATAGTCTTGTATTGTCAAACTCTTTATCTTCCTGGTCTAATCTAGATCTGACTTTTGCCGGGAGAGGGGCATATTATGACGAGCTCTCTTTTTCAGAAGTCGCCCCATCAGATATTAGAGATATATATTTTGATGAATTTGTTCTGTACAATACAGAACTATCTAGTTCACATATTAAAAATAGATATACAGAAATTAATATGAAAGAGCTAACAATTTATCCATTTTTATATGGAAGCGAAAACTCTGTGCGCCAAATAATTGATGAGATATCTTTAGCAGATTTGGGTAGGTTCTATATCGATGAATTAAATAATGCTAGATATGAACATTATTATAAGTTATTTGAAGAAACAATAGATCAGCATGCTAATGTTCAATCATCAATTAACGATGACAATTCAATCATTAGCGCTGATTACAATGTACAGTTGCAAGCAAATAAAGTAGTTGTAAAGATATCTGGCATTTCATCTAATCTAGTTGGTGTTCAACCTTTATGGCGTGCTCCTGACCCAACAACTCTTGCTGTTGTTAATTTAGATTCGTCACTTACTGCTGCAGATACTTCAATGTATGTATCGACAACGACAGATCCGCCTTTTTCTAAAGCTGGATATTTAGTTATTGATGATGAAATTATTAAATATAACGACACAACACCAAACTCTTTTTTAAACTTAGAAAGAGGATACTTTAATACAAGTGCTACAACTCATACGGCAAATACAAAGGTGAGAGAAGTTAGATATTGGGATCTTAAATATGACAAAGCACCAGCCTTCCAAGTTAAGAATCCCTTTATTACAGGGATACTATTTGAGTCACCAGACGAGATTCAATTAATAAGATTCATACCGTCTGCTTATGGTGCAGAATTGATTATAGCTGCTAGTGAGAATGTAGATAAAGGTGAATTTGTATTTGCGGAAGGAACAAATCCATTAACTGAAAAGGTTTCTTTTACATCTATAGCAGGCATCCCTGTTGTTGTTACAGAACAAAATAGCCAGATCAAAGAACAAGTAGCTGACTTAGAAGACAATATTAGATTATACGGTCTTAAAGAAGTTGTAATAGAAAATAGATTCATTACAGACTTTAATCACGGACAAAAAATAGCGGATTTTATAATTAGTAAAATGAGTGCTCCAGTTCCTATACTTAATATTACTACAATACCTACACCAAAAATTCAAGTTGGTGATAGAATTAGAATTACTGAACTTGATGCTTTTGATATAATTAATGGTGATTATTGGGTCATGAGTAAAAGTTATAGTTATAGCTCTAGTCCAACACAATCAATGGTGCTTAGGAAGGTGGTGTAGCAATGAGGGCTAGATCTAGTGCAATATCTGAAAGTGGTGTTGTCTATTTTTCTGCTGGCGGCCATAGCCATGATGGTGTCGGGTCATCTATCATAGATACAAGTAAATACTCTATTTTTGATTTTGGATTTGGGCTAGTCGGAACTAATAACGATAGAATTAATAAACAAACTATTAATGAAACTGCATTTAAAAACTTTATTATTAAAACAATAAACGAATCAGTGTTAGAGCCGGCAGGGATCGTCCTTCAGGAAAACATAATTAATTCTAGGAATATTATTTCTGGTTCTATCACCGGTGTGGAAATTGCTGCTAATACAATTACTGGTAATAATATTGCCGCTGGAACAATTACGGCTGATCTAATTGATGCTAATGCATTAATTGTTAGTTCTGTTCTACTTAATAATGGTGACTATTGGAATGATGATTTTGGATTTCAATTGGGTGGTGCTAATGGAATTATTTATTCTGGAAATACTATAACAATTGGAACTAATGTAAATATTACTGCTGAACTTGCTGCCGACAGTATCACGGTTGGTGCTGGTGGTAATATCTTAGAGATTGATGATGATCTTCAATCTGGTACAAAAGCAGGTCTTGAGATCGGTGGTGGTGCTTATAATTACTGGTACACGGATGGAACATTCCGTGTTGGTGGAGCATTCTCTTTCATGGAGTGGGACGGTACAACCTTTAGAATTAGAGGTGGATTTGACTCAGGTGGAGAAGATTCTATTGAATTAGAAGGTCTTGTTATTTCAAGTAGACCATTGGATGATCCTAGTTTTTTAACCTATGGCGCTGTTGTCTTAGCTCCCGCTGAGTATTCCAGTACTGGTGGTAATGATGCCATCAGATTTTACTCTGGTAGTAGTAGCGAGAACTCTAATAATACAGCCTCTATTCGCGCTTTAGACGGTGGTGATCTTCGTATATCTGGGTCTGCCGCTTCACAGTCTATATCGCTAAGTTCTGTTTCTAATGGTGTTTCGTTTGGCGGTCCAGCTTATGCGACATCTTACTCAAACACTTCTGTTAATGAAGGTGCATATTTTAGAAATATATCATATGGTAATGCGACGGTTAAAAATAATCTTGTACCTATTATTGGAGATATACATTTTAGTTGAGGCTTTATGGGCATTGAAGTATATACAAACTCTGGATGGCAGAACTATTATGATCCTGAAATATACACCGCATCAGGATGGCAGGATATTTTATTTGGCGAGGTATACACAGGTACTGGCCCTAATAATGGTTGGGATTATTTTTATGTAAGAATTAATGTTGTTGATCCTGAAATAACAGAGGTTTCTAAAACTCAAACATCGATTACAGTAAATGTTAGTCATACCAACCCAGACTCTGACCTTGTTCGTGTTTATATATATCGTCTTGATGGTAATGGTAATCCTATTAATGGTCAGTACTTTCCAAGCCAGGCTGGTACAACTGGTACAATTAATCAAAACTATACACAATCAAGTCTTCAGTTAGGTACTACTTATACATTCCGTGCTTATGCCGAATATTTAGATGCCAATGGTAATGTTATGATTACTAGCGGTATTGACCAACTGTCTGTTACTACTGATGTCTATAATCTCTATACGCCAACAAATTTATCACTTGTTAAAGATGGGTATGATCTATCAGGTAGTGTGTATACAGGGAGATTGACTGCTACAGCAAGTTCTAATCCCCTGTATTCTCAGAATGGTAGCGTAGCATATATTAGGTTTGAGTTGACTGATGGATTTACTACATATACATTAAATAGTTCTAATCTTTTTAATACCGATTCATTGCAATCAAAAAGTGTTACATTTACTGGTTTAAATTTAGGTACACAATGGATTTGTCGTGCTAGAACTATTTATACAACTATAGGTGAACAGAGTAGTTGGACTGGGTATTCTGCGCCAGCAACAACTGTTAACTGGACTAGAGTATACGTTCCATCCCAGAATACGTATGCTCATATGCAGAATTCATCTTATTTTATATCTTTTGCATCATCTGGTACTAGTAATAAGTCAGGGAATCCAACATCCCAAGCATCAGATGGTAATATATCAACACAATGGGTGTCTGACCCATACACAACTCAAACGACAACAACTCAGGAATCTAGGAATATATCAACAACATCATATGATGATTTTCTTGGTATCATAACACATGATACTTCTGGTACTCATAATATAACAGCGGATGGTGTCTCTGGTACTACACAAGTAAACAGTCTTACTTTTGGACTAGCCGGTGCTGTCTTTACTGACGCATCATCTATTACATTTGAAGTTTCTGATGCCTATTCAATTATTCGTGGTAGTGGAACTATTAACGGTAGTGGTTTAGCAAATGTTGACGGCGTTCCTAGAACAATACTAACAGTTCAGCCAGTGACAAGTGGCGTGCGACAGGTTCGTTTTGCTAGGCCGTCAAATGTTGCTGAGGGTCTAAAAGCCGAACAGGGAACTCTTTTTATAGGAAGCCAAAGCACAGTGAATGGTAACTCAGTATCTAGTCTTGGTGGGTCAAGTACTGTATTTAGAGTTGATAGCAATACTTTTAATCGATTTGAAAGTAGTAATCCAGGTTCAATGCCGACAACTAGCACATCTGGCACAGTAACATACAATGTTCAAACTGAAACCCAAGTTCCCAAGGGAGCCGGGTCGGAAACTTTAACATTGTTTGCTGCGCCTGCTAACATGTCCTCTCCTAGAAGAGATGTGCAATTGGAGGCTGTAAGTTATAGGCATGGCACATTAGGAAGTTCTAGTGCAAGCATAATAATAAATGGTAATAGTATAGGAAGTTATACTCCTAGTGCAAACTCTACATTTCTATCATCAACACCAGAATTGGCTCCCAATTATACATCTATTGGTGGGACAGGGGGGACAGGTTGGTATGTAACATGCACTGTCGCAAGAGCTTTAAGTGGTAGTTTGTATTATTCAACAACAAGCGAGGTACAATTGAGGTATAGTTATGAGGTATTACAATGAATAATTTTATTTTATTAAAAAGAAATTTAGATTTTGACTATAATGATTATTTTCCCAACACAATTTTTGTATGCGATCTCCCTGGTGTTCTGTCTAATTTAACTCTATTGAAACCCAATGATGAATTTGATATTGAAGATATATCTGATTTAGCAATTAATTTATTTGATGCAAAGATTGGTAATATTCTTCTTATGAAAGAATATATTGAAAATAATAGTAATTTAACTGTTGAGTACCCATTAGATATTGACGTAGATGATATTGAAATATTTAGTGTTGTAATTCCTCCATTTGATGAACTAACCGGCCATGTAGATAAATACACTCAACCATATAATTCATGGGTGTGGGATAAAGATGCTGGACATTGGAAACCACCAGTGCAAAAGCCAAATTTAGATCTTTCTATGAGGTTGAAATGGGATGAGTCATGGACTGATTGGAAAGTTAGTTTTGGATCACAAAATATTGATCGTAAAAAAAGAGCCTTTCAACTATGGCTGTCTGCTGAAGCAGACGGATCAAGTATGTTTTTAAACGCTTGCTCAACAAGAGATTACATGATTAAACCATTTGAAAATATAACTCATGGGACTAGAGATATTGAAAACTTAATAAAAAAATATAATGATCTAGTAGCAGAAAATTCAGATTATGTGAGGCCGTATATGTCAATACGTAGTCATATAGTTGTTATAGATCTATCGCCAATTGCTATAATCACATATTCCGAATGCCATGATGATGCAGTAGATATGTTTAATGAGTTGTATTCAATGCACCCTCAGTTTTTTGCTAGAACCTCGCAGGAACTATTCAGGCTTATTATTGAATGGGCATATTCTCATACACATCTTAATAATCAAGAACTGACAGCAGTTAGTTGTTTTAATATTTTAAAGGCAGTCCAGATGCCAAAAACAATTCGAGATGGGTTAATTGCAATGCAACCGCAGCAAGTCGGAAAGTTTTTAGAGGGTTCTGATTTAGCCCTTGTTGAGGAAGATGAAGATCCTGAATCACCAGCCGGGTTTGATAGATGGATCAATAAACTTTATCAGCATTACTGCCATCTCAAACCAGGTCAGGAAAGTCATATTGATATCCTGCCTGATAGTTATCCTATGTGATATAATATTATCCTATGGAAGAATTAGATATACAGTTATTAATATCATGTTACAACGATAAAATGGGTAAATTGATAAATGAACTCGTTGTCAAAGAAGCGGTTATTAAACAACTTGAGAGAAAAGTACAAGCTCTCATGGCTGCAAGTAAGCCTCATAAATTAGCGGCTGAAGATTTAGAAGAATAATTGAGGTATAATAGTTAAATGGCTTACGAAAACTATAGGTTTATTTCTTGGACTGACGGAACACCGATATCCAGTGACAGACTCTCACAGATGTCAACAAATATTGAGCAAGTCAAAGATGCAACAGATGATAGGCCGCAGGGTCTAATTCAAATTAATCAGACAACTTCTGATATCCCTAGTTCTGTCGGATATTCTGATTTTTCAGAGTATGAATTAATTGCTTTAAAATTTGATTCGCCCTCTGATAGGCGTGTGAGTATAGATGGTAATAGGTATTACAGAGTTAATCTCACATTTCCTGGTTTTGTTATTAAAGGTCGTGGTGCTGAGGATTCGACATTCTTGATTAAGATATATCAGGGGATCTTTGGGTCAGCTTCGACATTACTTCATACGTGGAAAATAACGCCGCACGTGTTCTCTTTCTATGATGTTAGTTCAGGAAGTGGAACAACTACTGTTAGTCCAAAGGCTAATGGTTATCCCACCATTATTGGAGCTGGTTCTTATTCAACTGTTTTGACAACCACATCATCTGGTCTTTCATCTGAGTCTTTCTATGTTTCTTTCAAGAGAGATCAAGGAGCCAGCACAGCAAATGCCCCAGCCTATTACATACCAGGTAGTTACAGCACTATACAGTTATATATTGAAGATATTGGCGGTATTTAATGTCTGATGGAGGTCTTGCCTCACAAAGAAAGGATGTTAAATGGGTTGAGTCATCAACAATGGGTGAACTTAATCCTAATTACTCAGGCGGTAAATATATAGACGATAAAGGATATGTTCGTGTCCTGGCTCCTGAGCATCCGTCTAGCATTAGAGGCTATATATATGAGCATAGGGCTGTCATGGAAGAATATGTTGGTCGTTTTTTAAAACCCTGGGAAAGCGTCCATCATATTAATGAAGTAAAATGTGATAATAGAGTGGAAAATTTATTTTTGTGTACAGCGGGTGAGCATAGCGCTATTCATCGTGAAGGCAAAAAGCCTAGCGAAAGCCATAAAGAAAAACTTCGCGCCAATATGAGACAGAGAAATAAATTAATGAAGAAGGATTTGCCCAGGTTACAGGGGCAAATTCAAAAAAAAGGTGCAAAAGACCCGTGATCCTGAAAAAGGTCGGGTATAATAGACCTTATGAATATTTGTGGAGCCGAAGGTTGCTCAGTTGAATTTGAACCTAATTCTTCAAATCAAAAGTACGCAGACCCTTCTTGTAGAAAAACACTAGACTCTTTAGGTCTGTGCAGATATAGAAAAGAAAATAACCTGGTAGATATGCCAGTCGATATAGAAACGGGTAAAAAAGTGGAATCCGATGCAGAATTAAGAGTTGCTTACTCTAAATTGCTTCAAGAATACGACAAGCTTAAAACTAAAAGCACTGATCTTTCGACAGCTGTATACCAGGCTGTCGTTGACACAGTAAAAACGCAAGAGCCAATTGCTTTGTCGCCAACATTTAATATTGTTAAATCAAAAAAAGATTCTAAGAATAAAGAGGTCGCTGTAGCAATTTTGGCAGATTGGCAGTTGGCAAAAGTAACACCAGATTATAACTCGTCAGTGTGTGAAAAAAGAATTGAAACTTTTGCAAACAAAGTCATTGATTTAACGAATATTCAGCGTGCCGATCACCCTGTTGATGAAATAAGAATCTGGGCGTTAGGTGATATTGTTGAGGGGGAATTAATATTCCCAGGCCAGAGTTTCCTGGTTGATGGTGGTTTATATCGACAAGTAACTGTCGATGGTCCAAGAATCATGCGTAAATTTATTAACACAATGCTTGAAAACTTTAAAAAAGTTACATTTGTTGGTGTTATTGGAAATCATGGTGCTATTGGTGGTAGATCAAGAAGAGATCACGATCCAGAGACAAATGCTGATCGAATGCTTTATCGTATAGTTGAACTCATGTATGAAAAAGAGAAGAGAATTTCATTCAATATACCAGATGGTTATGGTGAAAGAAATTGGTATGCCATAGATAAGATCGGCAATTACAGTTCTTTACTACTTCATGGCGATCAGTTCAGCGGTCTTTCTACGATGTACTCGTTCCAGAAAAAAGTATATGGTTGGAAAGTTGGGGCTATAAAAGAACATTTTGATGATGTCTATTGTGGTCATTTCCACACGCCTACAAAGATGACATTCAATACGGTTCAGTTTAGAATCTCAGGTAGCCCAGAATCTACAAACACCTATGCTATGGAGAGTTTGGCCGCTATTGGTCACCCTTCACAGGATTTGATGTTTGTTCACCCTGATAAGGGTATTGTCACAGCCGAATACACATGTTGGCTTGACTAGGAGGAAATATGAATAAGTTATATAAAGATATTTTAGAACGAGCAATTTGGACAGCAGCGCAAGCTTTTATTGCTGTTTATACCGTTGGTGGTATTGACGAATTAAAGTCTGCATTAACTGCAGCAGTTGCTGCTGGTATTAGCGTTGTTAAGGGATTTGCCGCTACCAAGATTGGCGACAAGGAAACTGCTGCTACATTGAAATGAAAGTTATATCTAGTCTCTCTTTTAAATGTTCTCATTGCAAAGGCTACAAATACATTGGTGATGAATATTACGCAATGTCAAAATGGCACGTTGATTTAACGTGTATTAATTGTGGTCATTCAAAAGACATTGAGGTGATGGATCTGTATAAATTGTGTTTAAAACTTGGTGATCAAAGTGCAAGAATTATTGAATAATAAATTTATACCAAATAAATTATATAAATTTGGTAATAAAATTGTAAAACTTAAAAAAGTTCAAAAAACTAAAAAAATAATAATTGCATTTGATGTTGAAACAAATGAAGAAATATCCTTTCATACAGATAATGCAGACCTGGTTCTTCATCGCCTTTATACAATTGGCGAAATATCGAAAATTGTAGAAAGAAGACCTGATACTATACGCAAGTACGAAAAACGAGGGCTTTTGCCGAAACCTGAATCCTTCGAGGGGTCGGGATCGTATAAAAACTGGAGGCTATATAGCGCTTCCAACGTCTACGAGATGGTAGAATTCTTCAGCAATAGAACTTCCGGCAGACCAGCGCAGACCAGCAATGGTCTGCCGGATAGAATAAAAACCCTTAATCAAAAAGTAAAATTAATCAACAAGAACCTCAAGTAAGGAGTTATTATGTTAAATGACAAGGCAGAAATCTGGGCTTCAATCGGTATCACCAAAAACCTTGGCAACTATGAATCACTTAGGCTAGATGCTGGTGGAAAGATTCTTGCTGATGATCTTAATGATCCCGATGCCTGGCAGAAACTTTGGAATTCTTTGGACGAACAGATTGAGTCCAAACTTAGAGAACTAGACAAGTGAGTGATTGGCTTAAGAAAGCAGTTTGTAAAAACGACAAACACCCTGAATACTGGGTATCATATAATTTGGAAAAAATTGACTATGCAAAAAATGGGTGCGATAAATGCACAGTTCATATTGAATGCTTTACAAACAGTATTTCTATTGACGATGAACCTGTTGGTGTTATTGCAGGGTTATCAGAGTTTGAGCGCTTACTTGCTCGCTGGGGGGAGGTGACTGATATAAATGGCTCTAATTGGGAATGATGTTATAGAAGTCTTTAAGATTTATTGTAAAGAATATAGCAAGTTATTTATACCTGACTCTCCCCGTCAGGATGAAGTTGCAAATAGTCTTGCTCAACACTATGATAGCGACACACTACTTGATGCTATCAAGTGGTATATTGAAAAAGAAGATGGCCCTATTCTCATTTTTGACTTTGCTCTGAAATCCAGGGATTATGTTGAAAAGGTTAAAAAAGAAAAGGCATCAGTGGATAGATTTAAACAGACCGTTGCGGAGACTAGAAAGCTTATAGAAAATAATGAATTATGAAATGCGCTTAATTAATTCGATTGTTGAAACCGGTGATATGGTGACAGCAGTCAATCAAGGCGTTGATGGTGTATTCTCTGAATATAGAGATATTTGGAACTTTGTTCTTAGTCATTATGATAAGCATAATAAAGCACCATCAAAAGATACCATCAAGTCACATTTTTCTGATTTTGAATTTATTAATGCAACTGAGCCTATTGAATATTATATAGATCAAGCAAAAAAGGAATCGTTATCAATACAGACTCGTCGTATTGTTGCTCAGGCGCATTCTTTACTTGGTGAAATGGGACCAAAAGAGGCACTATCTTTTTTGATGGAAAATACGTCAAAGCTCTATAAATATTCTAGCAATCTTAAAGATACAGATCTTGTCAGTGAATGGCGTGATCGCTTCGAAGATTTGAAAGAAAGAGCTAGTAATCCAGATAAAAATACTCTAGGTATTCCTAGCGGTGTGTCTGTAATTGATAAGGTATTTGGTGGTTGGCAGCCGGGTGATTTTATTGTCTTATTAGGTTGGACCGGTGTTGGCAAATCGTTTATTGCTAGACTATTCGCTGTAAATGCCTGGCGTGCTGGATATCGCCCAATGATTATCTCATTAGAGATGAATAAACAGCAAGAGGGGCAGAGACTTGATACCTTACTAAACAATGGTGAGGGTAACTTTACTAACACAGATTTAGTAAAAGCAAATCCAGGCATTGTTGATCGATATGGTCAATGGGCGGAAGTTACGTTTGAAGGTAAACAACCTATTTATTTGATTACATCTGAAGGTCTTGAAACAGCCGACCAGAATATGGTTCAGGCAAAAATTGATCAGTATCAACCAGATATGGTTATTCTTGATTATCATGGGCTGTTTGATGACTCAACTGGTGCTAAGAACGAAACAGAAAAAGCTAAGAATTTGTCTAAAGCTTTTAAAAGAATAGCAGTTAAAAACAATGTGCCAATTATTGACGTTGCTGCTGTAACTATGTCTGATGGTCATAGTGAAAGACCACCTGAACTTGAAGAAGTTGCTTGGTCAAAGCAGTTGGCTTATGATGCTGATCTTGTTCTTGCTATTCATAGAGAATATAACTCTGATGTTTTTCAAGTTGTGTCTAGAAAAGTAAGAAGAGCTACGCATTTTGGTTTTTATTTGAAATGGAACCTTGAAACAGGTAAATGGAATGAGGAATGGGATCTTACATGAAAGTCAAATTAGATGAAAATGTTATCTATGTTCTAAATGGTATTAGTCGTGATGTAGAAACTATTGCACGGCTAAGACCCTGGATTGAAGATGAAATAAGAAATACATTTGGTGATTTTTCTTTTACAAAATTATATACTGATTATAAACCAAATAATGAAACATTCGAATACAAAATTGTCTTCTACAAGTAGTCTCGAATCGGAAATAAAAAAACTCTTCTCTGAATATAATGTTATTATACAAACAGAGAGTGGTAAAGAGGCAACTATATACTGCCCTTTTCACAAGAACACGCATAGCCCTGCTTTCTATATAAATTTAAAAACAGGTTTATGGCAGTGCTTTAATCCATCTTGTGATAAAAGAGGTAACTTTAGACAACTGTATAAACATTTTACAGGTAGATCTTTTGGTTATCAAAAAGCTCTAGACCCAGTAAATCTTCAACGTGAATTAGAATTAGGTCTTTCTAAAAAAGTTGAAGATAATTTAGACATTGACTCTATTGAGATTGATTATCATAGCGATGATATTAAAATGCTGGAGTCATTAATTGAAAGAGGGTTCTCCACAGAGACTCTTCAATATCTTGATATAGGTTTTTCCAAGGTAAAAGATAGAGTCGTCATACCAGTTAGAGATGTCAATTTTAAAGTTGTAGGTCTAATTGGTAGAGCTATACATGATTGGCAAGATCCTAGATACTTGTATAACAAAGGTTTTAAACGAGCCGATGTTTTGTTCAATATACAGAATGCAAAAAAGTATGATGAGTGTATAGTTGTAGAAGGCAGTCTAGACTGCGCCAAGGTAGTGCAGTCTGGGTTTAAAAATTGTGTAGCAACTCTTGGAGCTAAAATATCAGAAAATCAATCATCGATGCTCAGAAAATGGTTTGATAGAATAATCATATTTTCTGACAATGATGAGGCTGGTCTCGCCATGAGGGATGCTATAATAAAGTCTTGCGAGGGCAAAGACATATACATTATGTCAATACCTGACGGTCTTAAAGACCCAGGCGAAATGTCTGAGCAGGAAATACAACAATCATATAATAAAAAAATTTCCATTATTGGAGGAAGGTAGGATACATGTTTGATTCATTAAAAACACTAAAAGATTTGGAAAAGAATATTCCAACAAAGGCCGGGGGGGCAGGAGTTAAGAAGTTCTTCTCCATATCTTCCGGTGAAACATTTAAAATTAGATTCCGTCAGGAATTAACTGAGGATTCTAAGAATTTTGACGAAGATATGGGTACAGCAATTACTGTTCCTGTTGTTACTTCGCCTATCAATTGGAAGTGGCGTGCTGCTTCTACTGCGGGGCTTGAGAAGTTCAATTATCGTTGTTGGGCAAGTGAGCAGATTTCCAAGGATACTCGTTGGAAGCCGAAGCCTCATTTGTTGATTAATGTTGCTGTTGAAACTGAGCCTGGTACTTGGGAGCCTCGTATCATTGATACTACGTTTAATCAGCGGCATATTGGTTTAACACTCATTGAATATGCTAAGGAGTTTGGAACGATTACTGATCGTTATTACAAGTACAGCCGTACTGGTTCTGGCGCTCAGGATACTAACTACACGCTTATTCCTCTGGACCAATCACCAATGCCAGACAATATTAGATCATTGCCTACGCATGATCTTAATACTGTTTACATGACGCTTCCTTATGCGAAGCAAGAATCTTTCTTTACCACTGGCGAGTTGTCGAAAGACGAGTGGTGAGAAACTGCGTTGCCGGCAGGGAGAGATCCCTGCCGGCAGGGGCATTACCATGAATAAAAATATATGTCTTGATCTTGATGGTGTTATTACTGACATTGGTGCAAGTTTAAAATCTTGTGCTGAAAAAGATCTTATTGACTTTGATGCCTCACATATAGGTGAAGCTTTGCTAACACCAGATGGTGTTGATTATCTTGAGTTTATATTTGAAGATCCTCTTTTTTGGAGGAATCTTAAGCCAATTCAAAGTTCATGGCATGCAATCAATGATTGGTTCATGTCAGGCTATGACATCATATTTGTAACAGCCAGACGTTCCGAAGCATCTATTGGAGAAATAACTCCTTGGCTAGATGGTTGGCGTGTCATGTATTCTGATATTATTGTGTGCGATATGGGATATAAGTACGAGCATTTAGTTAAATTAAATCCTATTTTTTACATAGATGACAACCCTTCTGAAATTAAAACCATAAACAAAAAGACTAGTATCAATTCATTTGTTATTAAACATTGGTATAATGAACATTTACTTGATAAGTCTACTAACTGGATTAACGACATTTCTCACATACAGGTTCAAAAATAGTGACTGATTTTGTTCACCTACACTGCCATTCTGAGTATTCACTTTTGGATGGTATGTCTACTCCACTTGATATAGCAACTATTGCATCTACTAATGGTCAATATGCTGCTTCTATCACAGATCACGGTACAATGGGGGGTGTATTAAAGTTTCAAAATGCCTGTAAAAATACGGGTGTAAAGCCAATATTTGGTATTGAAGCATACTTTGTTGACTCTGTTGATAGAGATGGTGATGGTCGCCATGAGCGTTTTCATTTAATTTTGCTTGCTAAAAACAATGAGGGGCTACAAAAGTTATTCAAAGCAAGCCAGGTCGGTTGGACAAATAATTTTTATTATAAGCCTCGCATGGATTTTAATCTACTAGAAGATCTAGTAGACAATGATATTGTTGCACTATCTGGTTGTCTTGGTGGTGCTATTTGTAAGGCAATTGAGGCCGGTAATACGGCGAGGGCAGAACAATTGTCTGAGCGTTTCATCAAGATTTTCGGTGATGATTTTTATTATGAAGTCCAAGCCTGGAATCCTGCTCATATAAACAAAGGTTTATTTGATTTAGCAGCTTCGTTTGGTAAGAAACCGGTCGCTACTGCTGATTGTCACTTCCCAACTTATGAAGATCATGGCCATGAAGAAGTTCTACTAATGATCTCTCAGTATCCTTCTCTTAATGCTGGTGATCTTCGTAAGGCTAGGGAGAATATTCGTCATGATGGTAGCATCATCGACAAAATGAATTCTATGTACCCTGATCGCTTTCTGCGATTTGATGAGATTAATCCTTATATTGCTTCTGCTTCTGAGATTCAGTCTTGGTTTCAGGAGGTTGGGGTTGATAGGATTGACATCCTCGAAAATACTATGGAAGTGGCTGAGAAGTGTAGTGCGGAGATTCCGACTAAGCAGAGGCTTCTTCCTAAGTTTATGAAGTCGCTTGATTCGGATGAGTATTTGAGGGAGGTTGCTACTTTTGAGTTGAAACAGCGTGGCCTCGGTCAAGACTATGCAGATCGTTTGGATGAGGAGTTGGGGATTATTTCTCGTCTTGGTTTTAGTGA